GTCTTCGTTTGATCTTGTTCCTGTAATATTGTTATCATCGATGGTGACCGCTGGTAAAACTACAGAACCTGTTCCGCCGGGTGTTAAGATTATGTCGGCGTTTGAACTAGAACCTATTATGTTGTCGTTGAACGTCAAGTTGTCTATGGTTGTTGTACCTACCAAACTTGTTGTGCTTGTAACATTCAAAGTTGAAAGAGTAGTTAATCCTGACCCTACTGCCAATGTGGAACCTAGGTTGGCGGCGCCTGACAGTGTTGACGCCCCTGCAACATTCAAAGTTCCGTCAACTATTAGACCGTCATTGATGTTGATTGATGTGGAATCATCTGAAAAGAAAGAGGTTCCTTTTATTTTGATTGAACCAAAGATCACAGAACCTGTACCGCTTGGTAGCAGGTTGATGTCATCGTTAGATCTGGTTCCTACGATGTTGTTGTCGTCGATCCTTAAGGCAGGGAATGAAACTGCACCAGTGCCCGCTGGTTTAAAGACAATGTCATCATTGGACCTCGCGGCACTTATTTCATTACCGACAAATAAAAGCGTTTCGCTGACACCCGGAGCGGCAAACACCTCAGTGAAGTTTTCATTCACCTTGATCATAGCGGTTCGTAGATTATCTCCTGTTCCGTCGTTTGCGTTTGTTCCTATGTTAAGTGTCTGTTGTGCCATATTAAACTTTCATTACCCTTCTAACCACGGTAACCGTGTGTGTATTAGTATTACTTATCGTGCCTCGCAACCTCACGTTATCGCCACTGATATCAGCCGAGAATTCCACCAGGTCTGCGGTGTGGTTTGTTACCCTACCGAATGTGGACAAAAATACATTAGTTCCGTCGTGTATTATGTTGATGTCTAGATTTTCGTAAAATCCAAGTGTACCACTGGCCGGATCACTGATCGAAACAGTGTACTTGGCACTCCTGAATTCAGTCTTGTCAAATGTGTCAAGTGTGGCTATTGAACTAGGCGCCCCCTCGGTCCTATTAAGATGCACTCTGTACATGTTGACTGTGGTGTCTGTTAATTGTTGGTTGTTTGTTGCACGTAATTCTACGTTACTGCCGTTGTGTGCCACTGTGAAATTCATTAACGCATCGGAATCTGAATGGGTGCTGATGTTTGCACCTGTCTGTAAAATGACTGGTGCCGTGCCATCTGAGGCAACCATTAGTTCTGCTATCTGTGATTCGTTTGCCACATTTTTTCCTACGACAATATAGTTCGCCAATTTATATGTTCCGTGCCCAAATGAGTCAAGGACATCATGTGAGATTCCATCTTCTACCTTGAGGTGAATCCTGTGTGCGTTGACAGTGGTGCTCCCACCTGCAGTTGATGCCGCACTCAGAGTGACGGTGCTTGAACCATCGTGTGCCGCTGAAAGGGTCAACATCGATGTTGCCTTGCTTGAAACGTTATTGGCCTGTGCCACAAAAGCAGTGATACCATTGGTCAGTACCGTTGCTTCGGTGATTTCTGCTGTGCCTTCAGAGGCGTTACGAGCGATAATCACATAATGAGCGCCTGTAAATTGTGTGTCTACGAAAGTGTCTATTGCAGTGGCCGAACTGGACACTGTTGTGGCACCCACTGTGTTGAAATCCGTTCCTGTGCTATCTGATTCGTTGTCTGCCAATCTTATCCTATAGAATTTTATCTTAACATCACCTGTGGCTGGGTCTGCCAACAATCTAAGATTTGATCCGCTGATGTCCGCGGTCAAGGTTACAAGATTGGCATTGCTGTGGTGTTCGTCAAAGGTCGAAATGAAAGCATTTGTGCCGTCATGAACCACCAGGCACTCTATGTTGGATATGTGTCCGTTGACAGTGTCGTCTGCCGAAATGTAATACTTGGCGCCTCTATTATCAGCGTGTGCCCAACTGTCAACTACACGTATATTATCTGCAGGTGCTTTTAATCTTACTGCATAAGCACTCACTGCCGTTGAACCACCTGAGGTCGAACTTGCTTTGACACTGACCGTGCCTCCTGAAATAGTAGCAGTAAGGTCCAACATGTCTGTACCTTTGGTGCTGACGTTAGGACCCTGGGATATAAAAACTCCTGTGCCATCTGTAACAACAGTGGCCTCACAAACAAATTTTTCATTTGAACCGTTCTGTCCGCATACCACATAATGTACAGCATCAGTGTCACTGGATTGGAATGTGTCAAAGGTAGTTGCCGAGCTTGATGCTGTAACGTTTCCTATCACTTTCCTTGTGCTGTCAGTGGTTGCCTCGTCTGATTCTGTGTCCGCGAATGCCACTATCCTGTTGACAATGACCTTTGTGCTGGGACCTGATGTTGCAGAAGCTCTCAACCTAACAGTGTTAGAATCTATATCTGCTGTCAATGTGATTAGGCTGTTGTTGCCTGAGAAGTGCTCATTATATGAAGTTATGTAGGCATTGGTGTTGTCGTGAGTGACCAGTGCTTCTATGTTGCTGGTTTCACCTGTCGATTGATTTTTTACATTAATAAAATATTTTGCCGCGGCATGTGGAGCCTTTGTGAACGTATCAAGGTTGGTCACACTGCTGTCTATTATATCAACATGCATGATGTCATGGACTAGTCCTAGTTCTCCAACGTAGCCTGTTGAGTCATCGTCACCGATTCCCACCCTGTAGTATGCCAATGTGTTTGACGGTGTGACGGATGAACCATCACCGTCTGTCATTCTAAGTCTTATTTTTGATGTGCTATCACCTGCTGTGACCATGTCGGCATCGAATGTTGGATGAGTGTCACCTGCATCTGTTCTAGTCACTGCCGATGACGTAACAAAACCATCATTGAAATTGTGCAACACTGAAATTTTTTGTGTTTCAAAACTGCCGTTGGCCAAATCTCTGGTAACAACATGATACAATGCACCGTTGAATTGACTTGCAGTAAATTCTGCGGCTGTTCGTTCAGCGGCAACACTTGCCCGTGTTGTTCCTTCTGCTATAACATGGTCTATCACTGTTTCAAGGTTACCTCCCGCGGTAACACCTGCGTGTGTGCCTATGTTTCCTGACGTTGCAGTTGTTGTGTTGGGACCAAGTCCGATGCCATAGTAAGCCAATGAGTTCTGGATTGTGGTTGAACCATCACTTTGGCCTGTTGCTAATAGATTTACATTTGATCCACTGATTCCTGCATCAAAGGCAGTTATGTCGTTCATCACTCCTGATTTTATTAGATGACTGTCTGAGACACCTGCACTTTCTGTACTACCATCGGCAGTGATGCCATGATTCAAACTCAACTTGTTCATGACGAACTCGCCGTTCGTAATGTCTTTTTGTGCCATGTGATAGAACACACTGTCAAAACTTGTTTTTGCAAATCGATTAGCAATTTTCTGAGTACTGAAGTCCGGATGTGCTGTACCCCTGAACGTGTCTGTGTCGATCGTAGTAAGTGAGCTGTTGCTGACTGTCTGTGCCGCTATGACACTTTGATACGTGCCACTTGAACCTGACTCATTGTCGGCCAACAGTATCCTATACATTGTGACCCTACATGTTCCAGCGGTTCCGTTGGCACCTCTTAACCTTACGTCACTGCCACTGATGTCTGCAGTAAAGGTCGCCAGTGCAGTGTTGCCGGTATTAGTTGAAAACTGATTGTATGTTTGTATGGTAGCCTCTGATCCGTTATGAACCACAATAACTTCAGCGTTCATTACTTCATTGGTAGTTGTGTTGTTTACCGAAACATAATATTTCGCTCCCCTAAAACTTGCGTGGGCAAAGGAGTCAAGTGTTGCAGTCGCACTGTCAAGGTCTGCTGTAACTTTTGTCGCCACATTTCCGTCTGTGAACCCTGACGAGTCATTATCTCCTAGCCCGATTCTGAAAAAAGTGACTGCGTTGAACAAAGATGAAGTAGAACTGTCTGCCAGTAAGCCGGCCTGTCCTAGGAGCCTGACCGTGCCATCTCCACTTCTTATGTCTGAAGTTACTTGCATAATTCCATCATCACCGTTTGTCTTTATGATCTGTGATGTTAAATTGTCAGCCTCAACTGTGCTACCATCTGCAGTTCCTTGTGCGACTGAAGTTTTGAATCCTGCGTACTCTATCGAACTGTCAGCGGAATCGTACCTCTGTAACATCAAATACCATGCACTGTCATACTTTGACTGAGGAAATGCGTCTAAAACACTGTCACTGCCTGCAACGATGTTTTCGTGTGCACCAACAGCCTCATTAGCATTTATATCTGTTACCGATGAAAATCCAATTGTGTTCCTTGCGTCTTGTATATCCGACTGTCCAAGCAATATTGGAGCAGTGAACCAGTCTAACTGACCGCTTCCGTTGGTCCGGAGCAGTTGCCCTACGCTTCCATCTGAGTTAGGCATGTTGATAATGCCGTTGATGTTCACATATCCTGATCCATTTGCATTGAATTCGACGTTGTCATTTGATCTGTTTGAAGTGATAGTGTTATCCGAGATTGTCACACCGTCTGCTGTAATCGGAGTCCCATTGAAGGAAAGTGAAGTGAATGTGCCTGCCGCTGGTGTTGTGCCACCTATCACGATGTTGTCTACTGTGGTGTCAGTTATTTCGGCTTTGTCCACAACAGCAGTTCCACTTCCATTGCCTGTTAGCTCAAGGTTAGCGTTGGACTCATCTGTTTTTATCGTGTTGTCTTTAATTTGTATTCCTTCAAGGTCAAGTAGTCCTGTGATTGTTTTGTTACCGGTAATGTCAACGTTGCCTGTTGTAGTCACGGCGGCCGTTGTAAGTCCGGATATGATCTCCACACTTCCTGAACCATTCGCCATCAGCGTCAGGTTGTCATCGGACCTTGTGACCTTTATCACGTTGTCTGTGAGGTTGATGCTGGAGTCTATGGTAAGATTACTTACGTTGACAACCCCCGTCCCACCCGGAGTTAAAATTAGGTCTGCGTTTGAACTAGATGCGATGATGTTGTCATTGAATGTCAAGTTATCTATTGTTGTTGTGCCTGCGAAAGATGACGCACCTGATACAGTCAGGGTTGATAATGTTGTACCACCCGTCACGCCTAGGGTTGAATTGGCAGTAACCGCACCATTGAATGTTGGTGTGTTTGCAGTTATTGTTCCGTCGACTATGACTGCATCATTGACATTGACTGTTGTAGAATCGTCTGAGCTGATACTTGTACCAGCAAACTTAAGGGCACTAACTTTGATAGTGCCGGTGCCAGTCGTAGTAATGTTCAGATCTTCGTTTGATCTTGTTCCTGTTATGTTGTTATCATTGATTGTTAGACCGGGTAATACCAAAGAACCAGTTCCGCCTGGTGTTAAAGTTAGGTCAGCGTTTGAGCTGGATCCGATGGTGTTGTCATTGAATGTAAGATTATCAATGGTTGTATCGGCTAGTGTCGTTGCTCCCGTCACGGTCAAAGTAGACAGTGTGGTTGCACCTGTCACATCCAGTGTAGAATTGGTGGTGACCGCTGATGACAGGGTAGAAGCACCCGCGTTAAGTGTTCCGTCCACAATTAAGTTTTCATTTATATTGATAATGGTAGAGTCTGTGCCTACAATAGACGTGCCTGAAAATCCAACGCCATCTATGACAACCTTGCCCGATCCATTGGCAATGATTTTAAGATCATCGTTTGACCTGGTCAGTTTGATGTTGTTGTCTTCAATAGTGAGGGCGGGGAATACTATATTTCCTGAGCCCGCTGGCTTGAGCACTATGTCCGCATTTGAGGATTCGGATGTTATATTATTGCCTCTGAATTTAATATCCGCCGTCTGTATCGGCAGTGCATAAATTTCATCAAAGTTGAGATTGACCTTACGTCCGGCGTTTCTGATAGTGTCGCCCGTACCATCATTCGCAGATGCCCCTATGTTGATCAGTTCCTGTGCCATATTAAGTAATATTTAGTGAAAATGCTGTTATGCTTTATACGGCAAAGACTGTTCTCACAAACTTGAACACAGTCGATGCGTCTGATATCGGAACCACCCTTACCCTCACAGAACCACTGTCAATGTCTGCTGAGAATGTGGCTAGATCAAGTCCTGTGTCACTGATGCCTTGGGCGTTTATAAAGGCAGATGATCCGTCATGTGTGACGAACACTTCGTATATTCCGAATTTTGTGTTTGTAGAGTCAACTATTGAAACCTGGTATTTTGCACTCCTGAATGTAGCCGCTGTAAATGTGTCCATGTTTGCCGCACTGGATGAAGTGGTCGTGGCTGTGCCGAAACTTATGTTTGCATCACCAATGTCTATACCACCGTCTATTTTAACCACACCAGTACCGTTGGCACTCAACTCTAAATTGGCATTTGATGCATTTGTTGTGATGCTGTTGTCCGATATCGTTATGTTGTCTACGGCCACTGAAGTTAACCCTGTAAGTGCTGTGTCTAGGTTAACCGTAATTGTAGTGCCTGCTCCTGCTGTTGTGATGTTTGTGCCACCCGCTATGTCTAATGTCTCCGAATCTAGGTCAATATCGATTGTGCCCGAATCACCTTGTACGTCTAGATCCTGTAAAGTTACCTGTGCATCAACATATGTCTTGATCGCTTTCGCTGAAGCCAAAGTTGTGTCGGTTCCTGCAACCGAATTGATGTCTGTGTCCAACACACCTGACTTTAAATTGTCTACTTCAATGTTGGTTACTGTGTTATTGTCAAAATCTATACTTTTATTTGTTAGTATTTGCGAACCAGCCAGCGTTGCAACCGTTCCATCGATGGCATGTGAAACTGTCTTACCACTCACTGTGGTAGTGATACCTGTGCCACCTGCAAAGTGTAAAGTGTCTGAATCCAAGTCTATGCTTAATGCTGTAGAGTCATCGGCAGTGATGTCTAGGTCTTGTGCCGTCACAGTGGAATCTACGTATGCTTTTATAGATTGCTGTGTTGCCAATGCTGTTGCACTGTTTGACCCCATAGCATCTTCATCTAGGATAGTTGTAACGGTTTCGCCAGTTCCAACTTTTAAATTTTCAAGCACCACTGTTCCTGAACCTGATGCATTTATTTCTAGATTTGCATTAGAAGCCGATGTTGTTATGGTGTTGTCTGTGATGCTAATACCACTGTCAATGTCCAATGTGCCTGTGACTGTGGCACCTGTGTGTGTTACTCTAAATCTTTCTGCCAATGAAGAGCCATCATACGTTTTCACAAACACTGTATTCGAAGTACCTGAGGTACCATCCATCATCAGTTCCGCTCTCACGTTTCCGCCTGAGTTTTGGAAACTTAGACCAGGTGTGTTTGCGTCAGCGGTTCTTTGTAATGTTATTTTTGCCGCCGCACTCTTGATGTGTAATGAAGTGTCAGGTGCACTGACAGAACCTATGCCTACTTGGCCACCTGCTTTCAACAGTATGTCACCTGTGCCATTATTCTCGATTGTGATGTTGCCATCTGCACCATCAACGATCTCTATGGATCCTGAATCTGTATCACCGTTTGTAGATAGTAATAAATTGAATGCACCATTGGATGATATGTGTCCCACCTCGGAACCACCACCAACGCTGACCAAATCTGTGTCAAGCACTAGGTTTCCTGTGCCACCTGGTGCTATGTTTATATCTGCGTTTGAATCTGAACTTATGATGTTGTCATTGAAATTCAAGTTGTCAACATCTAGAGTACCTACTGCCAATCCTTCAAGGTCAAATGAGCCTGACACGGTAAGATCACCGTTTACAATTAATCCTTCGTTGATGTTAATAGTAGAACTGTCGTCTGCACTTAAAGATGTCCCATGAATTCTTATAGCGCCAGCAACAACATCACCCGTGCCGCCCGGTGTCAAGATAATGTCGGCGTTTGAATCCGAACTTATGATGTTGTCATTGAAATTCAAGTTGTCAACGTCCAAGGTTCCCACAGCAAGTCCTTCAAGGTCAAATGAACCTGAAACTGCAAGATCTCCTGTGATGTCAACGCTCTCGGCTAGGGTTATTTTTGATGAATCTGAGGAACTCAAAGTTGTTCCATTCACTGTCAATGACTCTAGCACCACGTTTCCTGTACCGTTTCCTGATATGGTCACGTCAGAGTTGGTTGTTATGCTCGTGATTGCTGAATTTGTTATTGTTAAATTGTCTATCTCTATGGCACCAGCACCATTGGCCTGAAGTTTAAGGTCACCATTTGTTACTGACGTCGTGATTAGTCCTGTAGAACCATCGCCAACTAACTGATAAACTTCCTCAAAATTGCTGTTGGCCTTAGTCATAGCGGTACGTAATGTATCGCCTGTCGCTGGATTTCCTGCTGTTCCTGTGTCTATGTTTAATCTTGCCATAATCTGTTATTCGTATTTATTAAATACTAATATGTTCATAGAAAGCCTTAAAACAATGAAGTTGTACAAGAGGGAGAGCAAACTGGGTACCATGCACAACTACCACAGGAAAAACCTTATCTATGTGTTCAAGTGTGACTCGTGTAGCGATACTTTTATGAGGCCAAGGTCGAAAGTGGATCCAGAACGTGCCTCAAACGACTACAAACACGTGTGTAAGAACTGCGATTCAAAGAAATTTGCCCAATCTATTGGGGTAAAGATGCGTAAGGTTTACAAGTTGGACGCCAGCAGTACCAAGACCTTATAACTGTTTCCACTTGATGTCATCACGTCCACCGGTGATCCATCTCTGTAGGTCAGCGTAGATGCCACACTTTATATTTGGCCGATCGAAGTACCAACGTATGAACGGATTGCCTTCGAGGTATTCCTTCCTGTTTATAAAATAGAAGTTGGTGTTTGGAAACTTTTTAAATGTTTGCCTCAGTTGGAACATCCATTCGTACTTCAAATAGGCTTTCATGCTTTCACGACCTGGGTAGTTGATTGAATCTTTGTATATGTTGTTCTGTATCCTGCTTGGTGTGTCCATCTCCCACTGTTGAGCACCCATTATGTCGAATGCCATTATCACGATGTTCTTTATGCCTGACTCCGCGGCCAATAGCACAGCACTGCAACCAGAACCCTTCGCCATTGAGAAATCATTGGTCTTTATCTTGCCACCTTTCTTGATGTCACCGCCACGCCATATCCTGTAAATCTTAAGTCCTTGTGGTATGTCGTGTTCATGGTCACCGTCACAGATGTAATTCCATTTGCTGATGTCATCTAGACCGTGTATGCGTGGAGACTCCTTGCCGTTGTTGTGCCACTTGGCAAGTTCTTCGTACATGGGAGGGTTGACTGCGACAATGTGATCACACAGCATCGGATGATCCCTGTATATGGCGTTACATCCGTATATTGTTCCTTGGCCTTTTAAGTTATCTATTGGGAAAATATTTCTTGATTCACCGTTGCCTATTATGAAAGCGGTATCCATTATACGCCAAACGATTCTCCACAACCACACGAACTTGAACTGTTGGGATTTGATATTTCGAACTGCGATCCAAAGGTCTCCTCCACCCAATCGATTTTTGTTCCCATGACGTACAACAATGAAGTCTCGTCCACGACGAACCGTCCGGTTTTCCAGTCCTCGACATGGTCACCTTCTGCTACGCTTTCTTTTGTGTTGGCGAATCCCCAATCATACTTGAATCCTGCACAACCACCACCAAGCACTGCTAGGCTTACCGCATACTTGCCTGGATTCTTTTCAAGCAGTTTTTCTATTTGGTTCTTTGCTTCATCTGTGATTTCGAATATGTTCATACTAGTAATTATGCCTATTTGTTGCCACTGTTTTTTACTCCTACAGCGAACCAGAATCTTGTTGCGTCTAGTTTCCTTTCGAAGCTCATATAACTGTTCTGATCTTCCCAGTGGTTCTGTGGATTTACTATCTCACCTGTAGGTTCAAACCACCAACCCCACTTGCCTTCACAGTTGACCTGACACCAGTCTATGCACTCACTCATTATGCCATTGCTGTCCATGTCCACGTTGAAATTGAATTTTTGCATGTATCCGCAATCACTTGCAATTTCATCCAACCCGGGATTGCTTCTTTTAACTTTCACTTTACCGTAACTTGTCATCATTTCCAATGTTTGATTACCCACTCATCTGCACACTCCATGGGATTGGGTTTTCCATGGAACACAGCCACACGGTTGCCAGGATTTACATCCACAGGCTTCCTGAAAAACGACTTGCCGTCTTTGTTTAGCAGTTTGGTATCTTTCAGTCCTATCATTTCCCACTTGTATGACCTTATCCATTCATCAGGCCACCAGTTAATGTCGTCTTTGCCTTCTTTCATGATCCAGTCTTGGTCACCCCAATTCTGTTTCATAATCCTACTGTAATCTTTTACAAAATTATCATATAGATAGTTCATTGTGCCTGCCTCCCAACGCATACAACTGGAGTTTGATTGTGTCCAGTCCTTGACCCTACACCTGTTGAAGTCCCTAATGATGTTGAACTTGTTTTGATTGTAAGAGAACAACTGATCTATATTGTCAAATATCACCACATCTAGATCAAAGAACAATATGTTTCCCTTTAGAGGCATGTCTGGTGAGAACATGTACAATTTGCTCCACCATGTTTTTATCCACGGATCTCCCGGTAGTCTGATAACATTTATTTCGGGGTCTAGATCTTTTGGATCATCGGTCAGGCAGTGGAACTGATAAGGCACTGTGGTGTGTCGCTTCACCATGCTGTTCAGCACATTGGCGTATATTGAAGGATACTTGTTACCCCACTTAACGCATACTACGTGATTTGTATCCATTCTTAAGTCCTTCTATTTGTATTTGTTTCCAGTCGTCGTTGTCTAGTGTGTACGGATATTCACATTTAACAGTGTCTTTACCTATTATTTTGATACTTTGTATGTCTAAATTGTTACTCATGTCATTATGGATTTTGCCAACACTACTTTGGCCGAATGTTTTTTGTATGTCTACTTGTCCTATCTTTATGTAACCCAAAGACAATTTGGGATCTTCCCAATCATAACCGTTTTCGTTAAGCCATGTCCTGTATTCGTCTATTTCTGCTTTTTTGAAGGTGTGTTGGTCCTCTGTTATAGTGGCTCCCCACTCAACGTCGAACTCTCCGGAGTAAAATTTTTGATGATTAATTTCACTGCACAATGCGTCTGTCATCTTTACAGCACCTTCATCTCGAAAAACTTCATACAAGGTCTTACCTACCTGTGACCAGTGTAGATAAACACCGCCCAACTCTCTGTCGTACCTGTTCTGTTGGAATAATTCAAAATCTTCTGGGTGTAGGTCATGTCTTGGTGCATTTAGAAAAGTTGTTATCTGTGATGGTCTGGTCCATTCTGGATCCACAACACTTTTCCTGTTTGATAATACCCAGTTCTCTATTTCGTGGCAGATGTTGTTCATTTGCCTTATTGCAAATTTTGTTATGTGATCGGCCTGTCTGTAGTATTCAGATAATTCCCATGCGGTACCTTGCAACTCCTCAAAATATCTGTGCAGTAGATTGCAGGCTTCGTGTTTTAAACGTAACCCAGGCTTACTCATTTCTTCATTAGGCGCAGTATGACCTATAGGCAAGGTGGCACTATATTGGAAATCGTCAGCCACAAAGGGATCTATTCTCTGGTATGGAGGATCGAATCTGAAAGAATTTATTTGTTCAATGCTTTTATTGAGTTCACGACACAAATAATTAACATCTCTTTTTGTGTCAACCCAACCCAGGAAACAGAAATTTTTTTCTAATATCCTTTGTTTGTATAGGTTATCCTTGAGTGCTTCTATGAACCTTTTTCCTAGTTGAGTGTCGTAGACATCTATTGTAACTTCTTTGTCTCTGTATGTTACAACAATTTTGTCTGTAAGCAATTTATTCTTTTCTGTAGATAGCACTGTTGGCTCCGTGTTCCATACATTCCACGCTGTCCACGAAACATCTGCCATCTGTCTTTTCTTTGATTAACTTGTCAGCGAAATCAAATGCATGTTTGGCAAACATCTCAGCACCTACACCTTCAAATATTCTTATCTCTGCTAGATCAAGTTTTTCCAACTCCTTGAATTTTTCTATGTGTTGGTCATCCTTGTCTAGTGCAAGTTTATGATCGAAGTGATCCTCGAGCCATGCCTTGAGTGGTTTTAGTCCACCAAAGTCCACTGCCCAGTTTTTATTGTCCAGGTCATTGCAACCAAACGTGAATTTAAATGCCAGGCTGTATCCGTGCAGTAGGTGACAGTGTGAGTGATCTGCGTTGGGTTGTCTAAACACCGCAGATAGTCCTATGTTGTGTCCGTATGTTTTAGTTGAGTAGTAAGTCATCGTTTCTCCTTGTTTTGATGACTTGCAGAGTGTTTATAGAGGGTTGAAAGTCTTGAGTCCTCT